ACCAAGTGGCGATGTTCTACGCTCCCGATCCCAAGAAATCGGTTTACAAAACCGTTACCCGAGGTCTTGAAGAACTGGTCAAGATGAAGCCCGAGAACCTCCCGATCCAACTGCGATGACTCAAACCGAGTACGTTAAACACAGTGGCTTAACCAAAGGAAGAGTCTCGCAACTTACCGCAGCAGGGATGCCGTTGACCTCCCCAGAAGAAGCTGATGCTTGGAGAGGATCGCGCAAAGGTATTGGCGGTAGACCGTCAACGCTCCAGCGAATGACTGCGATCCAGCAGCAACCTACACCAGAACTCGCAGGGGGACCGTACAGACCTCCCGAAGCATCAGCGGCTATCAACGCTACTCTTGCAACAGAAGACTCCCCGCAGGGAGCGTATGAGCGGCAGAAGAAGATCGAGCGAGCCGCTTATGATCTAGCAGTTGAAGCCCTACAATCTCGGTCCCTCGATGCTGGCCGGATGGTCTCGGTACACGCTACAGCCGCGAAGAATCTTATCTCGTCCCGCGATGACGTACTGGCTCAATCCGAAAAGGAGAGAACGCTGGTATCCGGTGCTTGGGTTAAGAAGGCAATGCAAGAACACGATGGAGCAGTGTCCCAACTGCTGAAGTCGATGCCGAAGCAGCTATCCGGTCGCATTGCTCCGCATGATCCCGAACACGCAGAGCGCGAGCTAGAGCGATGGGTCCAAGAAGTATGTCTCAAAACTCTGCATCAAACGGACCCGTGGAAATCTTAAACTGCCAGAAGCCAGCCGGTATCGAATCGCTTCGCCAGAACCGAATCGCGATAAAAGCAATCGAGCGTCAGACCGGCTTAGAGTTCCTGTCGATATCAGACCAAGAGCCTTCCCGCATTGATGGCTTCATATTTGATCCGGCTAAAGGGATTATCACGGGAATCTATGAGGTCAAAACTCGCAGCTATGGTCTCCACAAGCTACAGACCACATTCGGAAACGAATGGATGATCTCTTGGTCTAAGATCCAAGCGGCTCTGGAAGTCACCAGACGCACAAAGCTCCCGTTCTACGGAGTGCTGCATCTGTTGGATGACAACATTGTTATGATGGTTGAGATCTTTAACCGCAATGCGTCTTGGGCAGCAAACCATAAGGTTGAGGATCGTCTGGTTAACGGAATAAAAGATCGAATGGCGTTAATTGATATGACGACCGCAATGCAATATAAGATGAACCAACTATTCTGATGACAGATCTAGAGCTTGAAATCCTAGAGTTCCGCCGACAGTTATGGCGACCGACTCCACGGCAATCTGTTGTCGAGTGGGCTGAGAGCAATCTGACTCTAAGCCAACGACAGACCGAGCATCCCGGTCCATTTTCCACGGCTGTAAGACCATATTGCCGAGAACCGTTAGAATCTTGGAAAGATCCTGCGGTCTCCGAGGTCACGTTGTGTTGGGGAAGTCAGACCAGTAAAACCACCACTCTAATGGCCGGTCTTGCTTGGTCCATCGACGTAGAGCCATCTCCTGCGTTGTGGTTGATGCCGAGTGAGAACTTAGCGCGGTCTTTCTCTAAGAGTCGATGGCTCCCAATGCTAGAAGACTCTCCTGCTATGGTCGCGCGGTTCCCTACGGATAAAGACCAGATCACCAATCTTGAGCAGCAATTCGACCGCTGCACTTTGACTTTTGTGGGGAGCAACTCACCGGCAAATCTAGCGTCCCGTCCAGTCAGAATCTTGGTCGCTGATGAGGTGGACAAATTCGCCGATGCGACCGCAAAGGAAGCTGATGCGCTGGATCTTGCCGAGCAGCGGCTCAAAGCGTTCTCCAGTTCCAAAGCGTTTTTCACTTCAACTCCCACAACCTCCGAGGGGCGGATCTGGCAGCGTTACCTACGGGGGGACCAGCGGAGGTATTACATCCCCTGCCCATACTGCCGCGAGCATATCAAACTGGAGTGGCGACAAGTCACTTGGGAAAACGAGAAGCTAGAAGACGGACGACCCGACTGGCAACGCATCCGTACTACCGCCCACTACGTCTGCCAATTGTGTCAGGGGAAGATATCTGACAGCCAAAAGGTTGCAGGGTTACGGCATGGCAAGTGGATCTCGGAGAATAAAGCCAGCCTCCCGAGCGTAAGGTCTTACCATCTCTCGTCTCTTTACTCCCCAGACCGCAAATGCACTTGGGGAAATCTTGCCGTCGCGTTCCTTGAAGCAAAATCCTCGATGATGGGATTGCAGGGGTTTATCAACGGAAACTTGGCAGAACCGTGGGAGAATCAGGAGACTCAACAAGACCGAGTCGAAATTGTTTCTGACGCTGGAATCCCTGAAGCCAGACGATACCTAACCGCTGACGTACAAGCTGCCGCTCCGTTTCTTTGGTGGGTCTGCCGCGAGTGGAGCAAAGGCAACTCTAGACTTGTTGGAGCGGGTCACGCTGATGATTTTGCCGCACTCCGCAGGATACAACTCCAATACAACGTCCACGATATGGATGTTGGCGTTGATTCCGGTTACAACACTCAAGCCGTTTACGATGCTTGCGCGGAGTTTTCTCAGAGTAGTGCAAGCCCAATAAACTATCCCTGCGGTCTGCGGTATCCACCAGAGGGAGGTCTTAGAAAGCCAATGCTGATCGGATGGCTACCGATGAAAGGACGCGAGACTGGAGCTAGATTTACCAGCAAGACCGGCTCAATCCATCCCTTTGGAATTACAACGTCAACCTCGATGCGTACTGACGCTGTGCAACCGTTGTTGGTTTTTGATACCGAGCATATGCGGGAGGTGCTCCAGCGGCTCCGTAAAGGGACAGAAACCCATCAATGGACTGTCTGTAGCCTCCCCACTCCACTAGACGTTGAGGGAGCATTTGCGAGCGATTCTGATACCTATTGGAAGCATCTGGACAGTCATCTCCTCAAGCCGACGGCTAACCGCTCCGGTAGGATCAAGCACTTATGGTTCAAGCGAAACACTCGTTGGCCGGACCATTTGCACGACTGTGAAATCATGCAACTTGCGATGGTTATGTTGTGGGGAGACCTAACTTCTAGCACCTCGGAAAATTCTAGTGGTTGACAAACTTGCAGGTCTGTTGATAGTCCGCGCAAGTGTTCACATACACAGTAGCAACTAAGCGGAGTTACTTGCGTACTACCTACGCGAGCAAAGCCGCTTTGACATTGCTTGAAGCTTTGACGGCAAAGCTGACTGTTTCCGCTAACTCGATGGAGAGCGGGAATGTGGTCCGTAGCACTTCTAGCTCTGACGTTTCCGTTGAGTTCGCTGAACCCGGTAAAGGTACAGCAGCACCAATTGAGATGCTCCAAATGTGGGAGTCTCTGCTAACCGATTACGATTACGCTGTGACGCTTCTCTCTGGTGATGGGATCGCTAGTCCCACCGATCTCCAGATCTACAACAAGATGCTGACCGCCGTTCTGGTTTCAACCACTCGGTATTATGGGGATTTCACGCAATTCCGTCGTGAAGCCACAACCCGAATGAGCTAATGGGATTCCTTCAAAACATAGCGAACAAGCTGTTTCCCGCTCCCGTTAACAAATACGAAGGAGCCGGTCAGTCATTGCGTCGTTCGTATCTCGATACGTCTTACACTTCCGCGCGGTTTGATGTTACCAGTTCGACTCGTCAAGCCATCGTTCGCAAGTCTCGCTTTTTTGAGCAAAACAACGCTGTTCTAAATAGGCTTGGCGACTTGTTTGAGTCCTACACCGTTGGCTCTAGCTTCTCGGTTCAACCGGCTTCTAGCGATTCCGCTTGGAATCTCAAAGCCAAGAAGTGGTTTGATGTCTGGAGCCGTTATCCCGATATCGGTTCTCGGCAGTCGTTCTCTACTTTGATGGGGCAAGCCGCTCGCGGCTGGTTCTACGATGGTGAGTCGTTCTTGTTGTTGACCAAAGGAGAGACCGGCAAACCTCGGTTGCAGCTTATTGAGGCTCAATCCATTGCTACTCCAGCAGGGATGCAAGCAGACGAGACCGTGTTTGATGGTATCCGGTTTGATCCAAGAACTGGACGAGCGATATCATACTTTATTGGATCGGAAAAAACTCAGGGTAACCTGACCGATGTTCGCTCCATTCCTTCTGACTCGGTTGTCCATATCTACGAACCGAATCGTCCCGGTCAACTCCGAGGTCTTCCTTTTGTGTCGGCGGTTATCAACGATCTCCACGATCTAGATGATCTGCAAAAGCTGGAGATGGAAGCTTGCAAGCTTGGCGCGTCTGTCGCTCAGATTGTTAAAACTGACGCTGGCGAAGTCCAAGCGAGCAACCTCCGCGCTGGTACTGCTGGAGCGAGCGTAAACACCGCCGAGAACTATTACGAACAGGTCTTTGGATCTGGCGTAAAGGTAATGAAAAACGGTGACAGTTTCGAGCAGTTCGCGACCGAGCGTCCCGGCGTAAATATGCGGGAGTACTGGCGACAACTGACCGAGAAAGTCTGTGCTGGCGTTGGCATCCCTTACGTTCTGGTTTACCCAGAGTCAATGCAGGGAACTGTCTATCGAGGTGCGCTCGATATGTCGTCTGTATGGTTCCGTTCTCGCCATCAAGTTATGGCATCAGCGGCTCGTCGTATTTACGAGTACGCGATGGAGTACGCGATCAAGAACGATCCCACTCTTAACGACGCTCCCTCAGATTGGTACGAAGTATCAATCACCGCTCCACGCTCGCCTAATGTTGATGTTGGCCGTAATTCTGCGGCTCAATTGGCAGAACTGGAAGCGGGAGTTGTTACCTTTGATGAAGTCTACGGTGCGCGAGGTCTTGATTGGCGTTCTGCTTTAGAGTCAAAAGCTCAACAAGCTTTGTTTGTACGTCAACTCGCTGCAAAGTACGGAGTCGATGTATCTGAGATTTCGGTGATTCAGAAAGAACGTCCCGCAACTAGTGTTGCAACTGCTATTGACATTGAAGACGATTCTTCTGAATCTCCGTCCCCAGTCGCTCCGTCAGAAGGTGGGTCGCAACCTGTTGTTGTAGAGCAGGACGAGATTACCGCTACCGTCAAAAAGACTCGGAAACCAAAAGCCAAGAAAACCGAATGAGTTTTACCAAGAAGTCAGATTGGCTTTATTACGCTCCGGCAAACGCTGCCGGTGATCCTGCTACCGTTCAGATCTTTGACCAGATTGGCGAAGACTGGTATGGTGGTTCCGGTCTATCTGCAAAGCAGTTTTCGGATGTACTCAACGAGATTGGCAATGGTCCGCTGCTTGTAGAGATCAACTCTCCCGGTGGTAACGTCTGGGATGGTTTGTCGATCTACAACCAGTTGCGCGGTCGCAAAGCTCCGGTGACTACTCGCGTTGTTGGCATTGCGGCTTCTATTGCCTCAATCATTGCTCTTGCTGGTGATCGCGTCGAGATGGCTGACGCCGCTCTGATGATGATCCACGATCCGTCAGGTATGGCTTCTGGTACTTCCGAGGATATGCGGAAAATGGCTGAGGCTTTGGATCAACACGCTCAAGTGTTGGTTGGAGTGTATGCTAAAAAGACAGGACGCTCTCCCGAGTCTATCCGCGCTGCAATGAAAGCAGAGACTTGGTTTACTACCGCTGAAGCTCTGGCTTTTGGCTTGGTGGACAAACCCATCAAGCAGCTTGCGATGGCCGCTAAATGGCATCCTCGCGCTGTCACCAAGACTGCTCCTGAGACGGTCAAGAACAACCTCCGTCGAGGTCTTGAGCAATACGAGGAAGGTCTTGCTGGTGATGGTTTAGAGCCAGCAACTGTTACCGATGCTAAATCGCTGGTTGCAGGAGAGGCTCCTACCGAAAACAAGATCCGCAAAGCTAACGCTTGGTGGGGACGCAACGACCGATTCTTGGAAGCAGAACCTAATACTCCTGCGGACGTAGCAGCTAACCTCTGGGGAGGTGCTGCTGGACGCGATTGGTTCTCCGCACTCTTTGCTCAACTAGAAGAGCCGTCTGATACCAATACAGACAAAACACTTTCGACTGATGGCGAAAAAACCATCAACGATTCTGGCGTGGACTCCACGCCGCAACCAACACAACAACCCGACACAAATATGTCCGATTCCACTACTGTGACGGCTGCGGCTGCTCCTGCCGCTTCCGTTGATCTCGCTACCATTATGGCTAAGCTTTCCGCTTTGGAGGCTTCGATGAAATCAAACACCGCCGCTCCCGCTCCTGATCCGGTTCGTCCCGTGATTCAGAACTTGGGCAACCCGCTGCTGGAGAAGCATAAGTCTCTCCGCGCTGGTGCAGAGCGTAAGAGTTTCCTGATTGAGAATCATGGTGAGTTGCTGCGTCAGTCCGCAATGATCGCTCCTCAGAACGCCAACACGTTCGCGGCTGGCTTGGTTGTCGATTATCTCGCAGACGCTGTCATCACTGTTGCTACCACTAAGCTGGCGATGATCGCTGGTTTCACTCGCAATGTTGGCTTGGATAACTTGCGTCCCCGCGCTACTGTCCAAGTTAAGAAGTTCACCAGTGGAGATGCTGCGGTTGATAACGCTACCAACTTTGAAGATTCGGCTGTTAATAACTCCGTTCTTGCCGCTACCTCGGTGACTGTTAATCAGATCACGAAAAGCTTCACTGTCACTCAGCAGGAACTGAATCAGGGTTTCGCTATTAGCGATCTGGCGATGGGTTCCGCTGAGATCTTCGCTCTTGCTATTAGCAAGAAGGTGACTGCTCAGATGACTGCCGCTCTGTTTGGTGCTGGTACTGTCATTGGTACTGCTGCGAACTTTGATTCTAGCGACCTTCCTGCGATCTTGGCTCTTGCCAAGAATTACCGACAGAAGTTGCTTCTGTTGGATGGTGGACACTTGGCCCGTTTGATGTTCTCCGGTCAGTTGACTGCTGCCGCTGGAACTAATCCGTTCCCTGATTCGCGTTATGGTCCGTTGAACAACGGTTATTTCGGCTTCAACAACATCTTGGAGCAGAACGATTACACTGGTGCTATTGCTAATACCGCTGGCTTCGTCTGCGGTCAGGACGCTATTGCGGTTGCCAGCGGCTTGCCGGTTGGAATGATCGCTGGTGAGTTTGTTGAGCAGCGCACTGTCGAGTTGAGCAACGGTCTGTCTGTGTTGCTTACTGTCTGGTATTCTCGCTCCACTCGCGCTCATATGGCATCTTACGATATCATGTTTGGTGCGGCTGCTGCGGATACTACGCAAGCTGAGGTTTTGATCACCGCTTAATCCTTAAGGATATGCGTATTGCAACCACCATAGCAGTGGACAAGACCGGCAAAACTAAATTGCTGGCTGGTCCCGAAATTGATGCGACTCTCCAACGCACTAATTTCAACACTGTTTCTGTTCCTGAAGGAGGCAAGCTCATCTTGTGGGTACAGGGAGCTTTAGCACCGAAGATCCGCAAAGGTTAAACAACCAAAACTGGGGAGGCTGTTGGATACGCTGACAGCCTCCCCTTTAACCGAAAAACAATTTTATGGCCGTCCAAGCAGACATTTCGACTGAGTATTCAATGGGCCGCGAGGGCTTTGCGCTGGTCACTAGCACCGCCGCTCAGACCGGCAACTGGTCTGGCTTGATTCCAACCGAGCCGACGGTGTTCACTTCCATTACGGGATTTGGAATATCCGGCACTTGGACCTCCAAGACCATTCCTGCTGGCTTCCCGCTGGTGGGCAACATCACTGGCTTTCAAATCTCATCCGGTAGCGTTGTGGCTTTCCTCGCTCGCAGCTAATGATCTCAATCGGCATAG